ACTTTGGCATTTTCAGCACTGGCGCATCCATCACAAGTAAAGATGAACTCATTATCAAGCGGATTAAAAATTGATAATGGAGTTGGATAGGTATCTTTATCAAATTTTTGTTCCATCATTTTCTGTAACTCTCCCAATCAAATTTAATCACTGCACCTTGACCCTCTTTCATTCGGTCGATAATACGGTCGCCAATGTACTTGCCCAATTCTTCTTCAGTCAGATTGCTAATTAGAATTGTTGGCCGCATTTGCTCGTATCGCTCATTGATGATTTCAAACAAAATGATTTTTTCTGATTCTGTACCGAACTGAACGCCTAATTCATCAATGATTAACAAGCTCTTACTGCAATAAAATTTAATTGCATCTTCCTCAGTCAAGTCAGAATCTTTGCCCCACGTTGATTTAATTTTTCGGATAATCCGCATTACAGTGGTTAGATACACATCGGATTGATGATTTTCGATTACGCTATTAGCAATGGCGCAAGCTAAATGATTTTTACCTGTTCCTGGTTTGCCGCAAAATACCAACCCACCGCCTAATTTGAATCGCTCTAACCACTTATCTGCATAGCGTTGGCAAATCTTTTTAGCCAAGCGATTTTGAGCGGTTTCGATATAGCTATCAAAGTTAGCTGAGGCAAATCTTAGTGGAATACCTGATTTATCTTTTAGCTCTTTGATTTTTGCTTGTCTTTTCTCGTTATCAAAATCTCTAATTTGCTGCTCGATCAACTCAATTTCTTCTTTGATGCAGTGCGGGCATCTTGTTTCAAACGATTTACCGATAAGCTCAACTTTTCTTACATACTTAGTAAATTCGCCATGTTTCGGACAATGCGCCTTAACCTGTTTGCTTGGTAGTAGATTTTCGGCCACTGGCAATCCGTTGATTGCGTTTTTATACTCTGATTTAAGACTGATTAGCTTTTCTTGTAATTCTCTTTTATCCATGATTACACCTCGCTTTCACCGTCTAAAGCCCAAGTTGGAACTATTGTTTCTCCAAGCTCTTTATCTTTTAAACCATTGTGAGCATCAGATTTATTTGTTGTTGATTTTTCGTTGCGCAATGATGCTGCCGTTGTTTGCCAATTCCAAGTTGCATCAAACGAAATCCACGAACCTTTCGCCAAGATAATTTCAATCGCAAAAGAGGTTTCAATTCCAGCTATGCGAGCATTGTTAGCAATTAAAACCATCACTCTTTTAGTGATTGGTGCTTTTCTGAATTTACGATGGGCAATAAATTCATCAGCAAGCTGACCTGTAACACCATATTCAGCAAGCAGCTCTTTTACGTTTGTTTTTGCAGTGCGTGTATTATTATTTTTATTTTTAGTAGTGGTATTTATATTGTTGTATTTTGTATGTTCACTTTCTGAACTAGTCACTAGTTCACTTTCCGAACTAGTGCTGTTCGCTTTCTGAACTAGTTCACTTTCCGAACTAGTGCTGTTCGCTTTCTGAACTAGTTCACTTTCCGAACTAGTCTGATTTCCGAACGAGTTGATTGCGTAAACGGATGTATTTCTTACTCCTGTTTTTTTAACTAAAAGCCCTAACTCAACAAGATTTTTTAACGCATCAACCACGGAAGTTTTACCAGCTCCAGTAAACTTGATAAATTGAGTTAAAGAGATTGCATCGTATTCCTTATTCCAGCCTTTAGTTTTACGAACAACGAATAAGTAGCATTTAAGCTCTACGCCACTCATTTCAGCCATTAATTCATCAACAACAGAATTAGGAATAATGAAAGAGTTTGGAATAAATCTGCTATTCATGATCCGCCCCCAATAAAGTAAGCTCTTTGCATGCAATATTTTTCATATCAAATCACCAATCTGTATTCTTTAACTCTCTTTCCACTTGGAACAACAACCCATCTATCCAATACGGTATATTTCATATTTTTGATGTCATAAATGCGTGCGCCAAGGCGTGTGCAGTTAAAACGAGTGTATGCCTCAAGTTGCGTTAATCGCTCGCCATTTAATAATGCTTTTAAAATCATTAAATTTTGCGATTCACTTTCCTTTTCGTTTGCGTTTTCGTTCAATTTAGGTGATAATTTAGACATCTTTTGATGTCCTCCGACTGATAAAGGTTATTACATACGACTTAATCAAAGCCTCTGTTCCCGCAGAGGCTTTTTTTTGTCGCCTAATTTCTAGCTAATAAACTAGAAAACTCTTTTGAAAACATTTCCGCTTTTACCTTTCCATTGGTTGCTTTTTCGATTTTTAAAGCATTTTCCAAAGAGATTGAGCCACCATTAAGCCATTTACTAACAGCGTTCTGACTAACTCCACAGGCTGCGGCTAATGCTTGTTGAGATTTGAAAATCTTGATAGCTTTCAAAATTGCTTTGTTCATCAATAGCCCTCTGTTTTGTTTAATTTAACTTATGGCTATATTTTATAGCTTTAGTTTTTATTTGTAAATAGCTAAAACACAAAAAGTTGTTTGATTTTCTAAAACTTTAGTTTTAAACTCCACACAATCCTCAACAAACAACAGGAGTGCAAAAATGAAAACTCTAGGCGAACGTGTAAAAGCTAGACGAATGGAGCTTGGTATTACTCAAAAGGAACTTGGGGATCTAGTTGGAATTAGTCAGAATTCAATCACTAAGATTGAGAATGGCGGAAATACAATACATATAGCGAAACTTGCCTCTGCTCTTGGAGTTAGTGTTGCTTGGTTAAGCACTGGCACAGGCGACCGTGATGATGATATTGTGGAAAATGGCGGTCTTGATAAACAGCTTATAAGTAGTGAGCCTGATTTGTTACATAAGCACCGCATTGATTACTATGATGTAAGAGCGGCGGCGGGATTGAACGGATTTGAAAACTCTGATTACCCTGAAATAATCTCAAGTCTATTTTTGACTGATGAGGGGATTTCTCAATTAGTTGGTAAGAAGTCGGCAGATGGAATTTGTCTCGTGAATGTACCAACCGACAGTATGGAGCCAACCATAAGAAAAGGCGATATTGTGTTTTTAGACACAAAAGTAAATGCTTATAGTGGCGATGGTATTTATGCTTTTGCCATTGATGGTGCATTATTCATTAAACGTATTCAAAAGTTAGTTGGTGGTGGGTATAGACTACACTCTGACAATAAAGAGAATTACGATCCGCAAGATATATCAGAAGATATTTGCCAGAGTGCTAATTTTATCGGTAGATTTATCCGCACCATTCATATTGAGGCAGTTAATCTATAACTTTTACCCTCTACCCTATCAAATAACCGCCCTTTGTGGCGGTTTTCTTTTGCCTAAAAATCACAAAAACAACCTCAAAAACACAAATTACACACCAAAAAACACATCTTTCACTTTGTAATTGATTAAAAAATAATCAAACGAATAAATTTTTGCGAAATTTATTACCAGAAAAAACAACCACTTAAACAAAAAGCTATATATTTTTAATAAAAAAATACAACTTAGGCTATTTACATAATAAAACTTTAGCTATATCATACACCCATCAAAACGAGATACACATAAACAAATATCTCGATGCTCTTTTAAAATTTAGTTGTCGTGCGGATGATAAGTTGCACCTGGACTAAGGTGCGTAACCCCACAGCAGAAAACTGTACTGCGTGTTAATCGAAGAGATGCGGTTGGCAGATTATTAAATTACCAAGTGGCAGCGCTGCTTATCATCCTAAGCAATCTCAAAGAAGATACGACCGCAATCAGGGAAAGATGGGACAAGCCCGTGGATTGCAAGGATAAAGCAAACACAGCTAAGTGTGACAGCCGGAAAGACGGCATTTATATCAAAGTACATTCTATTTAGTGTGTTTTGACATAAAGAGCAAATAGATAGCAAACAAGGAGGTGGATCATGTAATCAAGGGACTTTTATCATCTATTTAGCTAATTTTTTACCTTAATTTAAAATCCATATTGAGATGGTTATTTGTCAAGTGGTCGATTGGCAAATATAGGCAAGGATGCCTAGAGATGTACTTGCCTGGCTGCGCAAGTAAATTTGCAGCCAAATTAAAGCGTGCTGACGTACAGAGAAACAATGGCTAGTGAAACTATTGTGAATGATAGATACGCACGCTTTAACGGCTCTTTGTTTGGTCGGTTGTGGAAACTGACACGGTACAAAAAACGGTAGCGTTATGAAAAATGACACAGGGTTCAAATCCTGGAGAGCCTCCAGCTAAAGCCGTTCTCAAAATGCGAATGGAATCGCCCAATCTTCTTGAAAATTGAATGGAATCGAGAGCGGCTCTAGCTGGAAACAGCGTTTTTCATAATAAAAAAATCTCCTTTTGATTGGTTATGCCCTCCACTCGCTTTCACACTTTGACGTTGGAGGGATTTTTTTAACCAATATCTTATTAACCATACGAGGTGAAACTATGAACAAGTTAATCAATTTTCTTAAAACCACTGCTTATGTAATCGCAACTATCCTTTCAGTCTGCCTAGTTGTTATGACGATGCTAACTGCTCTAGCGGCACAAGCAAGCGAACCAACAGCATTAGAGCTTGAACAAGCAAGAATCCAATGGATTGCCGAACACGGGCAATATCAACCAAATTTAACAGAGCCAGCTAAACAAGAGGCTCTAGTCTTTACCGCAACAAAACAAAAGGAATTGGATCATGAAAAAGGCAAAAGTAGAAATTAAGATAGAGCCAGATCCGAAAGGTGGCTGGTATGTTGTTGAAAGAGTTAATGGAAAAGTATGGTGGCACTCTTCTAATTATCAATCAGTAGAACTAGCTGAAACGAGAAAGAGAGAGCGTGAAGAGTTAAAAGCAAATACGGCTGAATGGCGCAATAACAAGCTCGCTCGCCGCTCAAAACCGAAAACTGGACTAGCAACCAAGCCAACATTAGTTAAGCGTATTTCAAAGGCTAAGATGCGTTATTTAAAACGTTTTGATGAGCACAACGAAATGCGCAATCAACAGCCTGAATCTGAGCGCCAAACTGAATTTCAACTTACTGAGATTCATCGTCTTTTTGGCGTACACGCAACCACAATCGAGCGAGCGATTTATTATCGCCAAATCAAGCCTCGAGGCAAAAAATTAATCAGAGGTCATTGGGTGAGAACATTTAAATACGAGGATTTATGCTCTTACTTTGACATATTGAGAGGTATTCCAAATGGAAACGATGCAACGACAATGGGAAATGGCTAGTTTTACCGCTTATGACAAGGCGCAAGAACAATACGATGCCTATGAGCGTGCAGTAGAAAATGAAATTAGCGATATAGAAAGAGAAATAAAAAGTGGAGATAGCCAAACCTTATGCGAGTTTTCTGAGCTTATGGAGGAAAACGATAACGCTTGGATCAATATCTTCTTATGTAATCAATCGGCTCTTAAAAACTTGAGAGATGAGGCAGTAAAAAAACTTGCTGAAAATCGCATAGCGCAAAAAGAAGAAGATTATAAACGTGGTTATATTTAAATTTAAGGTAAATAAAAATGACAGAAAAATTTGAGTTGATCCTATCAACAGAAAGCAAAGTTTTAACAACCAATATTGCAGACTTTGAGAAACAAGCGGATGCGTTTATCTCTACCCTAACAAGCAATTTTGAAACTGATGATGACTTCTTGGCAGCAAAAGAAGAAGTAAAAATCCTTAAAGAATTAGAGGATAAAACAAGATTGGCTATCAAAAATGCCGTTTGCGGTGATATTAAAAAACTTGTTGAAACAGCCGAAAGCATTGCCGAGCGTTTTAGACAAGAGCGATTGGCTCGAGATAAATTAGTCAAAATCAAAGAATCTGAAATTAAAGCTAAGATCGTAGATGATGCGGTTGCCGAAATCTCAGATATTCGCCACAAACTAGCAAAAACAAGCGATGTATCGCTTGCGCTAGAAGAGAACATTCCAAAGCATAAGATCGCAAGTCGGATTGAAGAAAGCGCAAAACGTAAAAGCTCAATCTCAGGCCTAATGAAAGCCGTAAATGCTGAGAAAACCCTAATCATTAGCGAGATCACTATTGAAGTCACTCGCTTAACTGAACGCCTTGAGCAGCTAACTGCTAAATCAAGCTATCTATTTCCCGATGCGATCAAGTTAATTGCAAGTGAAGAAGATTTAGCACCAATCATTAAACAACGAATTGATGATGAGCAAAAGCGTGAATTAGAAATCAAGGCTAAAGCACAAGAAGAGGCAAAAGTAAAAGCTGAAACGCAAGCCGTCCAATCTTCTTGCAAAGAAAAAAACATGGGAAGTGAAACGTTAAAAGCACAAGAATTGTCGCCTGGTGATGCTATTGAACATTTTGAAGTCAGAATCGCATTCTCAGGAACGTTGAACGATGCCGTATCATTCGCTCGTAAAATTAAAGAGCAATACGGTGACAATGTAACACTCAAGAAAGTTAATTAAAGGAACAACAAAATGAATACATTACCGGCGAACATTCAAACAGCCCTAACCGAACGCAATATTGATACCGCAGTTTGGACAACTTTGCAAAATAGCGTTTTTCCTGGCGCAAAGGATGAAAGTATTTTGCTTGCCGTAGATTATTGCAAAGCTCGCAAGTTAGATATTCTTAAAAAGCCTTGTCATATCGTGCCAATGTCAGTGACAGATGCAAAAACAGGCAATAAAAACTGGCGTGATGTGATTATGCCAGGTATTTACGAGCAGCGCATTACAGCATTTCGCACTGGTCAAATGGCTGGGCAAGATGAGCCAGTTTTTGGTGATACGGTTACATTCAGAGGTATAGAGGCTCCTGAATGGTGCAGAGTTACCGTCTATCGATTCATTAATAATGAACGATGCGCATTTTCCCATACAGAATATTTTTCTGAGGCTTGCGCAACAACAAAAGAGGGCAAGCCTAATTCTATGTGGAGCAAACGCCCTAGAGGCCAATTAGCGAAATGCGCTGAGGCTGGCGCATTGCGTAAAGCATTCCCCGATGAATTAGGTGGCGTAATTACTGCTGATGAAGTAAATGAAGAGCCTATCAATCAGCATGGCGCTGCAACGCCTGACAGTGGAACAACGGTGATTGACACTCAATCGGTAGAATTAATCACTCCTGAACAAATCAAAGAAATTGAAAATTTGATTGAAGTTACAGGCTCAAATCTTATGGGATTATTGGCGGCGGCTGGAAATGTGCCAAGCATTGAAAAAATCACAAAATCAAATGCTGAACATGCAATTAATAGATTGCTTAACAAGCTAAATGAGCAACAAGCCAAAGATGATGAGGATATTCCCTTATGATAGATGGACTAATAACACTTGATTGCGAGCAAGGAACTGAAGAATGGCTAACGGCAAGACTTGGTATTCCAACGGCAACAGGGATCGAGAATATCGTTACGCCAACAGGTAAAAAATCAAGCTCGCAAATCAAATATATGTCTGAGTTGATTGAAGAAAGCATCCTTGGCTTACAGGATAGCGGATATAAATCAGCTTTTATGGAGCGAGGCAATCAGCTTGAGCAGCTTGCCCGCTCTGCTTATGAATTTCTTACAGGAAACGCCGTCAAGCAAGTTGGCGGCGTATATCTAAACGAGAAAAAAGAATTGATGGTTAGTCCTGATGGATTGATTCCTGAACTCAAAAAAGGGCTTGAGATTAAATGCCCGAAAATGAGTACGCATATTCAATACATCATCAACGGAGGCGTGCCGTCTGAGTATGTTATCCAGGTACAAGCAAATTTATGGGTGACTGGATATAAAACATGGGATTTTGTGAGTTATTGCCCTGAATATCAAAAACAACCGTTTTATCTCTTTACGGTTGAGCGAGATGAAAAATTAATGGCGGCGTTTGACAAGGAAATACCCGCATTTATCAAAACATTAAAAGCATATAAATCTATGGAGTAAATATGGCTGGAATTAATAAAGTAATTATCGTTGGCTTTTTAGGCAAT